TTTTATTATGGCGCTTGTATTTGTGGTTTACAATTCATACTAATGCCAACATATACATTTTTCAATAAAAGAACTAAAAAAGAATTTGATGATATGATGTCTATTGCTGAGATGGAATCGTACTTAAAGAAAAACAAACACATTAAACAACTTATCACACAGATAAATATAGTAAGTGGTACAGGTAGTATTAAGAACGACTCTGGTTGGAAAGAGAACTTGTCCAGAATTGCAGAGGCACACCCAACTAGTCCTTTTGCAGATAGATTTGGCAAGAAGTCAATCAAAGAAATTAAAACAAAACAGGTGATTGAAAAACACCGTAAACGTAAAGGAAAGTAATGACAAAAGATTTACCAGATTATATGCGTGGTTTTGATATTGATGATGATTGGGGTATGACACCAGTTTCTAATGCACCTGAAACTCAACCTGCTATTGATACAAAAGTAATTGAAAGCTCTAATATAGAGTTGGCAAAAGTAAAGACAGATGTTTCATCTATCAAATCAATGATGAATGAAATAATGCAGATAGTGGCAGAAAAAGATACTATCACTAAAGAAGTAAATGACGAACAAACTCTAACTAGATTCAAAGATATAGAAAAGTTAATATTGCCTTTTTTATACAATCTAATGAAGAGTGATGAACCTTATATACATTGGCCAAACAGAGCGCCAATCATTAAGGCTCAGATTGAAAAACTATTAAAAATTACAAGGGATTAAAATGAAACTATCAAACAATTTTTCTTTAAAAGAAATGACAGCTTCACAAACAGCTGTCCGTAAGGGTATTAGTAATAACCCTAGTGAAGACCATATGAATAACTTAAAAGAGTTATGTGAAAACGTATTACAAAAAGTAAGAGACCATTATGGTAAAGTGGTTACCATTTCAAGTGGGTATCGTAGTCCTGAATTATGCGAAGCAATCGGCTCAAGCAAAAATTCACAGCACGCTAAGGGCCAGGCGGCCGATTTTGAGGTATTTGGATTGAGCAACGCTGAACTAGTAAAGTGGATTTCAGAGAATTGTGAATATGACCAGATGATTTTGGAATTCCACAATTTAGATGAACCAAATTCTGGATGGGTACATTGTTCGTATCGTAATGATGGTGAAAACCGTAAAGAAATCTTACGTGCTTATAAGAGTGACACAAATAAGACTTGTTATGAGTCATACGTACCTAATTGAAAAGAGAAACGAGAAGAGTTAAGGAACTCTCCCGACTTAATTAATGAACATATGATGGATTATAGAGCAAATTAAGCTTGCCATTGTGATATAAACTGTATATAATGTATATATGATGAAAAAGATAAAGACAGAAAAAACACTAGAAATAGCTAAATACGTACTTGGACTTGTTTGTCTAGGTGTTGGTTTAGCAATATTAGCTTTAATATTAAACTACCTACAAGGAACGATATAATGAAAAATTTTGTACAATTAGACGAGAGTAAATTTCCACAAACAAAGGGAATGAATCAAGGTGGTTTTAGATTTTATCAAGTTGACGGTAAAAACTATCCATCTGTAACCACAATTTTAGGTGTTCAAAAGAAACCAGGTTTAGAACAATGGCGTAAAAATGTTGGTGAAGCAGCTGCTAAATGGGAAATGGCCAGAGCGGCACGCAGAGGTAAAGCTGTACACACACTTGTAGAACAATATCTAAAAGGTGAGACACCGGCAATTCGTGATGTATTACCACTTGGTATGTTTAAGTTGATGAAACCATATCTTGACCAGATTGATAATATTCATTGTCTTGAAAAGATTATGTATTCACACAAACTGACCCTTGCTGGTCAAGTTGATTGTATTGCAGAATACAATGGTAAGTTATCTGTTATTGACTTCAAAACAGCTAATAAAGAACGTATTGATTCTTGGAATCATAGTTATTATTTGCAATGTACTGCCTATGCTATTATGTATGAAGAGCTATTCGGTACTCCCATAGAACAAATCGTTATTCTTCAATCAGGAGAAGATGGTTCTATGAAACCATTTGTAAAAGATAAAGCGACATATACGTCAGACCTAGAGAAAGCAATTAAGGACTTTTATAAATATTATGAAGAACTTAATAAAGAAACCAAAACTACTGCCGATTTATAGTAAGACCTCTTTATAAGTCCTAGGGAGGCTTCAATGCAAAAATTAATACTAGTTTTGTTATTTACCATAATAACATTTACAGCAAAGGCACAAATGGCACCAATGAGTTTACCTGCTCAATGTGGACCAAGTGAAGTTGTAAATGAATATGTAATAAAATTTGGTTTTATGGTTGAATCTATGTCTATGGCAAAAGAAGGTGCTCAAAAAGAAGCACCTGTAGCGTATTATGTTTATACGTTTGTAAACGGAGATAGAACTGAACATTTGATTGTACTTACTAGTCCATCAGGACAAGAAAGTTGTATAGTATCACACTCCTTTGATTTGGTTTTAACACCAAAAGAGGGTGCATAAGAATTAGTCGTTGACGACAAATATGGTAGACAGACTGGACTCCGGGGCAGTTCCGGACAGCTCCACCATAAACACATTTATAGAGTGTGCTTATGATGGGGCTGATATAGGATTCGACAGATGTTGAGAAATTTGTAAGAGATTAATAGGTGGCAACCTTAAATGCTAATTAAACGCAAACGATAATAACTTTGCATTAGCAGCTTAATCACTGCTTTGAGTTTTGTGGATTGTACTTCGAAACAGAAACAATCCACGCTTTACATTTAATAGAATAAGTGATATATTATATAATATGAACTCAAAAGAATTTACTCAAATAATTAATAACATAGTCAAAGAGAAAAGACCTATTTCTTATCTGGATGCCGTAGTATGGTATTGTGAAGAAAATAAGATTGAAATAGAAACTACTTCAAGACTAATATCAAAATCTCTCAAAGAACGAATCAAAGCAGAGGCTCTAAATGCCAATATGCTGAAGATTAAGAAAGGTGGTACTCTACCTGTATGAATGGCTTAGAAATGTTATATCATATGTTATTTGTAGAACCAGAAAATGCTTTATGGGGATTGATTACGATAGGTGTAATATTTGCTTTAATAAGCATTGTATTAGATTATGGTTATGATGAGACCAGGGATAAAAGTTAATGTATGGCGGATTTGATGTGTATAAAATATACTTGGGTGTCAAACTCCACTTTACAACAGATAGTTATGATTATATAAAATATGGAGGTAAAAGCAATGCTAAACTGGATACGTTCACTAAAAGAAAAGACAGATATCTTTTTCATAAGTTATCTAAGCGATATAATGAACGAGATATTTTGGATTATTGCGTTAGCAATTTTATTCATAATGGTGATAGTTGGATAGGTGATTTAATCTCAAATGAAAGTGTTGAAAATTTTACCAAATACAGAAAATATAATGAATCTTTTAAGTATCATTTTCGGGACGATTGTGTTCGGATTAATGATGATTTTATCTCTAAGCGTATTCGGTTTGATGATGGTTTTGGCGTACCTAATGGACAACATCCTAGAATGCTACGATTACTTATACAAAGGAAAATTAACTTCCAGACCGCCATATATCTCAACAAACATTTGTCGTTTTTTAAAAATTGGGATAAAGAAATTAATGAAAAGGTTGTATGGCCTAAAATCTCTAGTACAATGAAGAGATTAACACCGTTCTTGAATTTTAATATGACAGAGGCGAAAATAATAATGAAAGATGTTTTTTTAAATGAGTGAGATTAAACCGATTACAGAGAAACTAGACGAAAAGATTAAGAAGTTGAATAGTAGTAGAGTATTCAAAAAGATAACACCAAAAGGTGATTTATCGTGGTACATCAAATGGGCTGCAAGTGCATTTTTAATTATTGGTATGATGTTGGCGTCTGTTAATTTATTTCCATATAATATTATGGTTGCAAGTGTCGGTGTATTTGGTTGGTTGATTGTAGGAATGTTATGGCACGACAGAGCATTGATTGTTCTTAATTCAGTATCATTAGTAATATATCTAATGGGTATTATAGGTCATTACGTACAATGAGAGTATTCTGTATAGGCAATGGTGAATCAAGAGTTGGTTTTGATTTAGAAAGATTAAGAGTATTAGGAACTATTGTTGGTTGTAATGCTCTTCACAGAGATTTTACACCAGATGTAATATGTGCTGTTGACCACGGCGTAATGCACGAAATTTACCATAGTGGTATTTGTAATCATATTCAAGGTTATTTTAGAGATTGGACCAAGATACCTGAAAAGATGTATAAAATGGTCGTTGAAGGTAATGTATCTAGTAAAGATATTGATTTAATCAGAAAAGAAGGCGTACTAACAGAAAACAATAAAGGTCTATCTAAAGAGTTTGTATTTCACGGCTCAAAACTAGAGGGTGTAGCACACATTATTAAGAAGAATAAAGAAGTCATTGAAAAGAATATTAGCACAGGTCAAATTAAAGTATCTTGGATACATCCAACTAAAGATAGAACCACAAGTTTAACAGATATAATGAATGGTAAAGATAAAGGGTGGGCAACAGGTCCATCTAGTGGTTATGTTGCTTGTCATTTAGGTGCAACAGAGGTATTTTTAGTAGGCCACGATTTACAATCAACTAAACCAACAGTTAATAATATCTACAAAGGCACAAAACATTATGTCGCCAAAGAGAATGGTCCTACTCCACACGTAAATTGGGTAAATCAATGGTTGACACTATTCAAAGAGAATCCAGATGTCACATTTTACAAAGTAAATAGAGATTTGAACTTAAAAGATAATATTAATAAACACGTAGATGAATGGGCAGGTACACCAAATTTATTCTATGTTGACTATTCCAGCATTGACAATTTAGAGAAAGTTTGATATATTGTTATATATGATGATAAGAATACTTACAAATATGATTGAACTAATGAATAGATACAGAGATTATCTTATTGAAAAGTCAATACCAAAAAAAGTATCAGCAAAACAATGGGCTGATGGTTATGAAAAATATATAAAAGAAAAGAAAATAAAGGAATAAGATGTACGAAGGATTTAAAATACCAAAAGTCACGTTTAGAGTAAGAGAGGGTGATGAGGTTGAAACAGATGGTGGTTGTGCTATTGGTGGTCAATGGACAAATTTAACAACAGATAATATCTTTAAAAAGAAGAGAGTTGTTTTGTTCAGTTTACCTGGTGCATTTACACCTACTTGTTCGTCTGAGCAACTACCAAGCTTTGAAGAACATTATGACAGAATCACGAAGTTTGCCATTGACGAAGTTTATTGTATTTCAGTAAATGATTCGTTTGTGATGAACGCTTGGTCACAACATATGGGAATTGAAAAAGTCAAAATGATACCAGATGGTTCAGGAAACTTTACTAGATTTATGGGTATGTTGATTGGTAAAAACCATTTAGGTTTTGGCAATAGAAGTTGGAGATATATGGCTGTTATTAATAATGGTGTTGTCGAGAAGTTTTGGCAAGAACCAGGAATTAATAACGAGGGTAAAGATGATGACCCCTATGTAGAGTCAACACCAGAGAATGTAATGGAATATTTGCGAAAGAGTGAGTAAAACTATTATAAATACTAATGAGGCCGATAAAACAGGTCACACAAATACAACGAACATATTAAATACAAAGGAGATATAATATGGATTTTGAAAGCTTAAAATCAAGTGCTAGCAACTTTGATAAAATTACAAAGGCGCTAGAACAATCAAGCGAAAAACCAGAGACCTCTGGTAATTCTAAAAACAAATACCAAGATGACAGAATTTGGAAACCTGAACTAGATAAAACTGGTAATGGTTATGCTGTTCTACGTTTCTTACCTGCTACAAGTGGTGAAGAAATGCCTTGGCAAAGAGTATGGTCACACGCATTCCAAGACAAAGGCGGTTGGTTTATTGAAAACTCTTTAACTACATTGAATCAAAAGGATCCAGTTAGTGAAGAGAACACTAGACTATGGAATACTGGTGTAGATAGTGACAAAGAAATTGCTCGTAAGAGAAAAAGAAAATTGTCATACTATGCTAACGTTCTTATCGTTAGTGACCCGAAACATCCAGAGAACGAAGGCCAAGTTAAGTTGTTCAAGTTTGGTAAGAAAATCTTTGATAAGATTACCGAAGCAATGCAACCGGCGTTTGAAGATGAAACACCAATCAACCCATTTGACTTTTGGAAAGGTGCAAACTTTAAACTGAAAATCAGAAAAGTTGATGGCTATTGGAATTACGATAAGTCTGAATTTGAAGGTGTTAGCCAAATCAAAGAGAATGATGAAGACATCAAATCTATTTGGTCTAAGCAATACCCTCTAAACCCTTTTGTTGACCCTAGTAATTTTAAGACCTATGATGAACTCAAAGAGAAACTGAATAGGGTAATTATGGGACAACGAAACACAGAGACAGTAGAAAATGTTGACCTCCCACCACATACTACAACATCTGTGCCTAGTGGAAGTGATGTTAAATCTACGCCAGCTAGTGATGAGGACGATACAATGTCCTACTTTAGTAAATTGGCAGACGAAGATTAAACAAATCTCTCTCAAATCACAACTACAACCTCTAGCGAGAAATCGCTAGGGGTTTTCTTATAAATAGTGGTATGGTAAATATATTTAATCCACTTGTTGACTTACAAGGAAATCAGTTTAAATCTGCTTCTTGGTACCGTAATGCAGCTTCATTAATATCAGACAGAGCAACGTCTAGTAAATTAATGAAAGATGGCAAATTACTAGGTAGACCAAGTGCCGGCAGAATGGCCTTGTTTGCATATGACCCAAAAACAAAAGCAAAACTACCATTCTATGACGTATTTCCGTTAGTATTACCTATTGACACATTTAGAGGTGGTTTTATAGGTTTAAACTTTCACTATTTGCCCTATGGTGTTAGATATAAATTATTAGACCAACTACAACAGTTTGCCACCAATACTAAATATGACCAGTCAACTAGACTACAAGTCACGTATGACGCAGTAAAAAATATTGGTATGATTAAACCAGCAATTAAAAAATACCTTTGGCGTTATGTACGAAGTAATTTTTTAAGAGTTGATGTAGATGAAATGGCTATTGCAATTTATTTACCAGTAGCACAATTTAAAAAGGCAAGTCTTGGTCAAGTATTTGCTGATAGTAGGAGAAAAATCTAATGGCAATTTTACGTGGGGGCAGACGAATTGGTAATTACGATATTAGAATAGGTTTACCTAGAGATAGGTCACTTGATAATGTCAATGGTGATGAAAGAT